GCCCAATCCGCTAGTGTTAAATTTGAGGTTGAAAGTGTAGCCATTTAATAACTCCTTACTTGTTTTGCTGATTTGAATATAGTGCGTTAGCAATGCTGTTAAAATCTTTAGGATCTGCCCCTTCAGACATAGCACCTTCTGAATTACCAACATAACTGTCTTCACTAATTGCCTTACCTGCTTTGTACATAAACCTGATTATCTCAGGGTGATTTCCAAAGCCTGTTTCATGCAGCAGCGACTTCAAAGAATCAGAACCAAAAGCATCTAAAGCTTGTTTAGCAACATTAAGATTTTCAGCTAAATTTTCACCGCCAAATTCTTTATCAGCTTGTGAATCATTAGCCCACTCAAGTTTTACTTGCTCTAGTACTTTGGCTTGTTTTGCCTGTATAACAGGTGCAACTTTGTCTAATACTTTTTGTGCAGCATCTTGTGGCAGGTCAAGTTCTTTAGCGACTTCACCGAATGCAGTTACTACTTCGGGGTCGAGTTCAGAAGAATCGTCAGTAATTTTCGTATTAAACTCGTATGTCTCAGGTGCTCCTTGTGGTGCTTCCTGATCGCTAGTTTCACTTTCAACAGCGGTTTCATCCGAAACTTGTTGATCCTGTACACTTTCAGCTTGCTGCTGTGTGTCAGTAGTTGCTTCAGTTGATTGCTCAGTTGTTGCGTCTACTGTTTGCTGCGTGTCGCCTTCATTTGTTTGGTTGGCTTCCGTCATCAGCGTTTCTGACATTTTGTTGTTCCTTAATCATTGTCGGATACAGTTCTGGGCAGAGAGTGTGGACTTGGTTAAGGAGTTGCAAACCATAGTTTCTGTTACCTTCGCTAAATGACATTGCCATTGCGTTAGTGTTGAACGATGATCGAAATACACCTGCCATTTCCAGAAGTCTCCAGACAAATCTGCGACCCCTCTTGCTGCTCATGAGCCATTTTATATCCGCTTCCTCGTTCTGTCGGTCAATTCTGTCTACAAACTTTTTATTGTCTTTAGATTTTTGTTGACCTTTAAGATCGAGAGGGTTATATTCGCTCATGCTTAAATATATCTAGTTATAACTTGGTTATGGTCACACCTATTTTTGATTAGGATACATTTTTTTTGCAGTTTTTGCTGCGTTTTTAAAATCTTTAGCAGTTGGCCTACCCTTTTCACCTTTCTTTTTCATACGCTCGCCAGAACCAGCTTTAATTCTTTTACGTTTTGCGTGTATGTTTTCGTACAAACTCATGATTAAAACATTGATGGGTAAAGTTTTTTAAGTTTTTCTAATTCTTTTAATTCTGCTTCACTTGCCATGCCGCCTTCTTTCATGGCTTCTAACGTCTTTACTTTACGTTCTATTTTTCTAGGAATGATTTTTTCTGCACCTTCAATTCCTCCTTTTTTTCCTTTTTTGTCAGTCTTTTTTTTACCAAACATAATTAACCTCCGGTTAGATAAGTACCTGTAGTGGGTGTAGTAACAGGCTGTGCTTTTGGTGGTGCAGATGCCTTGTCTCCATACAATCCATCAGCTTGATCACCAGTTTTATCTATTGGTTCAATAGCCATTGCACATATTTGTAGCTCAACATTTTGTTCTACGCCATCTTTTTCTTGACTTTCCCTGACTGTTTTGACATATGCTTTTGCTTTTAGCATCATTTCAGTACCTGCTTCCGGTAGTTTTTCTATGCCTAATTTTTGTAATTCTTCTTTACCTAAAGATATACACAAACCGTAGCTATACATCGGCTCGTCAAACATTTCTTTACTGTCAATAGGTTGTGGATCTTTTTTTAAATCAATTAAATCCATTTATACCTCCAATGGTGATGGTGAATTGTAACCACTAAACTGGTTCATTATATCCATAGCATTACCTGAGTCTACTTTACCAAGTTTTGCCATGTTTTCTACTGCTTGTTGCTGTTGTTCTGCTTGTGCTGCTGCCTGTTGTGCCTGTGCTCTTTGTTGTCGTATCTTAGCTACAACTTGTCCGGGTACTATTAATGACGGATCAATGCCTAACATATCAGCATAACTATCTGCCCATGCATCAGAATCAAATTTATCAAGTACATCAGGCTTCATTTGTGCAATAGCACCCATTGTATTTGTATATCTATCAACACTATTTGTACCAATAGCACGTTGAGCTTGTGCCAACATAGATACAAACTCTACATTTAATTCCATACCTTGCAATTCTTCTGGTGCAGGTGGCACTAAATCTGCTTCTATCATTCTGCTAAATGTAATATCTATTAACGGATCTAATAATTCGTTATGTAATCTTTCTAAAACAGGCCCTAACATTAGTAATTTTTCTTCGTGACGTTCTGCTACTTCAGTTGCAGTCATTCTTGTGTCAGTAGCATTGGCCAACATAAGAAACAAATCAGCATAAAAACTACCATTTATGCGTTGCCTTACGTCTTGTATGTCCATTAACAAGTGTTGTAAGTTTAAATTTACGTTAAATGCTGTCTCAATCTTGCCTTGCTGCCCATCAATAAATGTAACGCCACCCGGCAAACTATCTACATCACGGTTTTTAAGGTAACTAGGTACTTGTAATGGTGGTTTTGTTTGGTAATCAATGCCTTGTGCCTTGCGTAATTGCTCATGTTGTAGCTGTTTTATGTCGCCTAATGCTTCCATACCCGGTGAATTACCATAAATATCGCCACCAGATATACCCCATCTTGGTACAACTACAGGAAAATCTTTAAATCCACTTTCTCTTAACACTTTATCGCCTTCACCACCTTGCTCAAAATAACAAGATTTATATGCCATGTTCATATTGTCTTTCTTACTAAAATCACGTTCTCTATCATCTCTTGGTTCTATTGCATGAATAATAGTTATCCACTGATCTAGTGAACCTCTGTCGTGCAAGTTTTTAACAGACGTTGAACAATTGTTATATCCAAATTCTCTTACCGTTTCTCCTACTGTTTTTTGAAATTCTCTAAACAATGTATTAACTCTGCCTTGATAATCTGTAGCAATTGCATATTCACCACACGTTACTGGGTAATGATGTATTGCGTTTTTCATGTCAGGTAGAATAATTGACCCTGCTGTGCCAAATGCTCCTAACTCTTCATAAATACTATGTAATGTCCTGTATGTATTAGATTTAGTAAACACTAATTGCATACGTTCTGTGACATCGTGTAGCCACATTTTTACTGGTGGATATTTATTTAGTTCTGGATCAACTGTACCTAACCTAAACCAAGGTCTTGCAGGGGATGTTGCACCGGCCATCATACCTGCACCTAACGTTCTTAATGCTCTTGTACCTGTATTGTCGTATATCGAGTTATGTCTTCTATGCCCTTTGTTTCTATCTTGTACAAAATAACGTCCATTTCTTGGCAGTAAATATGTCGTTACTTCTTGCCAATGCGACCACCAAGTAGCCCTTTCTGATCGAAGATGACCCCACCTTGTCAATAATTTACTTCTCTTGGTTTCGTACATTGATTAACCGCCTAATAAGGTGGATTTGCCTAGATTTAATTGATTTGGATCTACACCCATGTTGCCAGTAAGCATAGTACCTGCTGCACCACCTTTACCTGCTAATACACTTTCGTCACCTATAGCACCAACATCTGCTGTCTGTCTGTTTGCTTTGTTGTACTCCATGTCAGCACGATCAGCTTCTGCTTTTGCTGTTTTTCTAGCATCTTCATTTGCTTGTCGTTGCATAGCTAATTGTTTTTTTTGTTGCTTTTTCTGTTGCTGCCCTTGGTAAATTTGATAACCAGTGCTAGCAACTGCTGCTATAGCTGTCGTAATAGCCATGTCATAGCTCCTTAGAAAAGATAATATCTTGTACACCATATTTTAATCTCGGTAGCATATGAGCCAAGGTGGTGCTTTCTTTGGCGTGCCATAACATAAGTTTGCATCCGAGCAATGTTGCGTGTTTTTCTGTCTCTTTTATTAACTTTAAACCGACTCTGCCACCCCTGTGTTCTTTGCTAATAAACAACAAATCATTTTGGGCTAGTTTTAAATCGGCATAATGTAAATGATTAGTGACAAAATTAACAGAATAACCAATTAACTTATCGTTTTGCCTAGCTGACAATATAAAAATAGTACCCATCTCTTCAGACTTACGGTACGTTTCTTCGTCTGGTTTTAGCACCATAACGTGTTTGTTGCGTGCAATCTCTTCGTAATGCTCGTCAAACAATGTTTGGGCTTCTGCCAACATTTCGTCAACTGTGGCAAGTTTGATTTCCGTTTTGGATATCCTACTTTTGTCTACAGTAGCTGTACTATCAGTAGTTACGGTCACACTGGTCATAAAGAATTTTTAGGAACACAATCAAATATTATATGCACTCTGTCTGTCATGCCAATATTGTGTGCTGTGTGTAGTTTTTTATGGTTAAACCACCAAACATCGCCTACCTCAAACTTTTGCTCCTGATCTCCACAAGTTTGACTACACCATTGGTTAGATTTAAGGACAATATGAAACCTACTGTAGTGATCTGCATACGTTCCTTGGTCGTTATGTTTAGTTACATGACCACTAGGTTTTAAATTTACAATTAATACCCTACCCATGTCTTCAACTTTTAGCTGTTTAAGTATTGGTTGCATTAATGGCACTAACGCAGGTTTTAAATATTCCATACACGGATAATCGTATGATCCTGTATCCCAAATAACATAGTATTGACTCATTTTTAGTGGCCCACGAACATATATTGACTCTGTATCTTTATGTGGTGTGCCAGTAAATTTTTGACGTGCTGTTATTTCTGTCCACAGTTCTGGTTTATTGTCTAATAATTGGAGTAATGGCTCTACATCTAAGCCTGTAGCTATACGTTTAAAGTGCTTTGTATGGGTCATAATCTGCTTTCTGTGTAGATACTTTGCGTCTTTTGATATATATATCTTCTGGTACTTTCTTGGCTACTGGCAGGGCAAAGGTTAGTGCTAGTGCATCAGCTAAATCTGGTGAGCCTGCTCCCTGTAATCTCTTCTTGATTTGATCCTTAGACTCAAGCACTCGTCTACCCACATTGTCGTACCAATAAATTGGTGTTGCTAGTTCTTGTTTTAACGCTACATCGTTTGGTATTGCTCCACCCTCCTCTATCCATTGTTTCATTAACCACCACATCTCACTTCTGCGGTTGATGTATTGCTCTGGTTTCATTGCTTTACCACCAAACGGTATTTCGATTACGTCATACGACAACTGCCTTAGTCTGTCAATCACGCCACTACCTGCACCTGCATCGCAGAACACTGCATCTGGATCATATTCCTCTATCAAGTTGGCTACTCTGGCTGCTAGTTCCATGTTGTCTATACCTCGATATACAACTGGTTCAAATGCCTGTCTACCTTGCCTACGAAATATTACCGACCTATCATCTCCAAACCTTGCAGGGTCGATACCTAGCACTATTGGTGACAGTTTGACATGGTCTTGTTGGTACGTTCTTTTTGCTGCATCCTCAGTATCTGCCAATGCAATAAGTTGATCATCACCTTGTGCTGAAAAGTCGCATAGATACTCACGAGCAAAGGAAGTCTCACTCATGTCTCGTTTAAGACGAGTTACCTCGTTAGGATGTAGGGAATCAGTATCAAATACTGTATATCTAGCTGCTGCCCATCCGTCTTCCTCTATGGCTTTGTAATACAATTCACTAAATAAATTTATGCCCTGCGGAGTGCCTATAAAGAGTGACCATCCTAATCTGTCTGAGAGTGCCGGTTGAACAATATCTGACCATAGTTCGTTTTTGATCTGGGCTACCTCGTCTATTACACAACCATCGATTCTTAATCCTCGCATTGCGTCTGGGTTATCACCTCCAAACAAGCGAATGATTGCTCCATTATGTTTAAACCTTACGGATAGTTCTCCTTCGTTTATCTCGATTACAGACTGCCTACGCAACGGTTCTAGCTTTTGTTTTAACCTAGCCCATGCAATTGCTTTTGCCTGTCTCAGGAACGGTGCAACGTACACAAACATACCTAGCTCTTTGTCTGTCTTAATCGCTTTGTCTATAAGTTCCATGATCGCAAGCTCTGTCTTGCCACTACGTCTGTGGAGCGCATACACGGAAAAGCGTTGTTTCTTTAAATGACAAGCCTTTTGCCACGCTCTTGGAGTGTAATTAAGGCTTATGTTCATCCCTGCGGTAGGCCAGTACTAATAGTTAAGTTAATATCTCCTTGTGCATCAACACCTAACTTGTCTCCAAACCGTTTTGGATTGAATTTAGAAAGCATTTTAAACCTAGTCTCAACTCTGTTCTTCTGCCAGTTTATAAACGCTGGATCTATCCTCTCATTGCCATCAGAACCGCACATAACTGGTGGAGTATCAATTAACTCTAAACATTCCTCAAAGAGAATCTCACAGCCTGTATCCCTCGCACGTGCGAAGGCTGACCGAAACTCTTCATCTTTATCTAACCATTTATAAATAGTTCTCCATTGAACGCTACCTTTTTTCCGGCAATATTCCCTCAAAGTTTTACCATGAGCAATCCATTCACAAATTTTTGTAGCTTCAACAGGATCAACTTTCTCTGTAGGTCGTCCTAGTTTTGAAGATTGTTTTCCAACGGTCTGGAGTTTGCCCACGGATTTGGTATTTACAGATTTTGGCAATTGTACCTCTTGGTAAATTAAAAATAGTGCTAAGAGTACCGTAACCTAATCCCTCTTCATTTAAATCCCTGATAGCGTCAATAGTTAGATCAGAAATTTTACAGTTATGGTGGCTAGACCCGATACGGTAACCTTCAGAATTAACAGCAATGTATTCTCTGGTTAATTGAGTAATTGCTGTCATTTAGGAATAATAAATTAATTAAAATATAAGAAAAAATAAATAAATTTGCAATATCTGTAATTAATTTCTTGACAAGTGTTGGGATAAATGCAATACTACAAGTATCGGTTGTCTACCGATTTGTCACTTACTAATTTTATTAACAACACATGGAGACATTCACACCTAGCGAAATTCAAGAGCAAGCCAGCTTATGGTTTATGACTCATGCAGGTACTTATTCAAGATTGCTTAAGCGTACTAAAGCAGAAGGTAAACGTGCTTTTGTAGTATTTGCTGACTTAATGCTTGGAGTTGATTACAGAGATGTTAAAGGCAAAGCAAACAAAGATGCATTTATCAATGCTTTTATGTCTAGCTCTACAGTATCTGCAATTACTGCACAGCAACTAGTAGCAGGTTCTGTTGAATACAAAGAAACCGTTGACTCATACTTAGGAGAATAAATTATGAGATTTACGTTTATTTATTTGTTGGCAATGACAGCACTTATAGGATTTTTTGGAACATCTGCAAGTTTAAGAAAATCTACACAATATGATTGCGAAAAATTAGGCTCACAATCGCTCGCTTGTAAGCAACTACAAAAAACAAATTTTATTAATGAGGTTTTAAACTAATGACTAAAGCAGAAGCAATTAAACAATTTAGATCGTTTTATAAATGGTGGGGTTATCGCAGGGGCGATGTAATAGCCAAGCGTACAAAATGGAACGATTACACAGATGCCCTTTGCAAAGAGGGTCTAATCACACTTAAACAATATGAAAACTGGGGGCAACCATTCTAATGACAACAATTACAGAACAAAAATTTACCTGCAACGTCAATTATCAATTTGACATCAGTTTAGATGACTTAAGATGTTTATTTTGCACTATGGGTCAGGGTGCTAACTACTGGGCTACTGAAGTTACAGTAGGAAACATCATAGAAGAAGGAGATGAAGACGGCAATGTTTGGTATAAAGATGACCAAGACTATCAATTTGAAGGTTGCTGTGCATGGCTGATGGATTTAACTCTAGACAGTCCTATAACAGTAAAAGATATGGAAGAAGACACACATTTATTTAAAGTTCAAGATGTTTTAACCACCATAGAAAAAATTATTTGTGGTAAAACTGATTTAAATAAACATGATTGCTGTGAAATATTTGAAGCCTTTGCGACTAACAACCTTGGTCTTATTGATGCTGGAATAGCAGATTCAATATTGCAGATTATGACCTATGACTCACTTGTATACGGATAAAAATTATGAACAGATCAAAACTATACGAGTGGTTACTTGATAACGACTGCCCTTGGGATTTTGAAACTGACGAGGGCGAAGCTGACTTCTTAGGTACTTGCACTCTTGTATTTTCTGAAAAACAAAAGGAGGACGAGTAATGGACAACAAACAATTTATTGAAGAAGTCTATGAGATTGCTTTTGGAGACAATGCAATCAATCGTAAATTTTCCCATGAGGAGGTAATAGAACAACTTAAAGAAATCAATAAAGATTCTGTTAAATGGGATCAAGTAAATGATTACGATAAGGAATTCTATGAACAACAATTGAGAGATGAAGCTGCTGATCACTTTGATCAATGTCCGCAAAGTTAGAGGGTGTAACAACCCTCTTTTTTTTATTGCATTAACGTTGCATTTATGACAATATAGAACTATGGAACAAACTGCAAAAACACCAGTACAATTAGCCATTGCTTCGTTTGGTGGTGTCCGAGCATTAGCTAGAGCTATTCATCGTGACCCTGCATCTGTATCTAAATGGCAAAAAGGAGATGGCACTATACCTACATCTATTCAACGTAAACTGCTTGAAACAGCATGGGATAGAGGTATACAGCTATCAGCCCATGAACTTATTTTTGGTAGAGAATGAATCAAAAAAAATTAGAAAAATTACAAAAATTGTATGCATTGGCAGCAAACAATCCAAATAAAAATGAAGCAATAGTAGCTGCACATAAATTTATAAATGCAATTAAAAAAGATGGATTACACGTTACGTTGTCAGAACGCCCTCAACCAACGCAACAACAAATTGATCAAGCATTACAAGCAAACTATCAGAAAGGCTTTACAGAAGGCAGCCAACACGCATATGACCAAGGTTATCAGGCAGGGTATGAAAAAGGGATTGAAAGTATTGGTTTAGCTAACCAAAATCAACCAACAAGAGAATATATAACACACACAACAGCTAGTTTGTATATAAATAATAGTTCTAGCTCTTCTACTATACGAGTAGGATAATGAATTGTTATTGGTGTAATGAACAATTGGTTGTTGGAGGTGATGTTGATATTGACGAGGGAATGATTGGTTACCCTGACTTCTCAGTATTGACCAATGCATCATGCCCAGTATGCAAGACAGAAGTAGAAATCTGGAAAAGAAGAGATGCCTTCGATTAATTGATTATTTGCCATATGTTGCATTATGTGCTACACTGGTTTACGAGCAGATAACTGCTCAAATTTGATCCCTTACAAATTTTTATTTACAAAATCAAATCATGAAAGCAGGTCACTATTACGCATGGGCTAAAAAGTCTTTTGCAATCCTTGATAAGTTTCATACAAGAATGTATGAGCTATGGGAAGGTTCAAACGAAACCGAGCATTGGGATGATGATCTCAATTGTAGACATCACGATTTAGAAAGAGCATTGGAAGATGACAACTATGATCGTACTGGCTATTGGAGACAAGGCTATTTCTATAGGCTTGAAGCAACAGACAGTTCTATAAAAGCTTGTGATCCACACATTAAAAAATTACAGGCTGAAATAAAAGAGTTGCAAAGACAGGTCAAGCAAACCAAAGCTAGAAAGGAAAGTCTTAAAAAGCATAGACTTGAGATGATTAAAGACTTTGACATGGATTACAAAACCATTGAGCAAAGGTTAAAAACTACATATCCAGAATATGCGGAGGGTGCATGACAGATACCCAGAAACTTAAAAGGTTGGCCTTCTTGGCTAACCTTTCTTATTCCGATCACACTTCCGAGGATTGGGAAGAAGAACTCAGACTCGAATGTGAATTACAAGACCACCCTCAGTACAAATCCTATTTAGACCAATGAAAAACTTAAAAGAAATTTTAGCTAGTGAAGACCGCAACACAATTCAAGAGATTGTTTATTGGACTTGTGTTGAACACGGTTTAGTAGAAACTACAGACATTCCAGATTTTAACTCAGTTGAATTTGATCTTTCAGTAACTATAAAGGAGTTACAAAAATGAGAAAGCATACAATCACCGTCTACACCAATGACGAGTATTCTCTTTACGACATATTGCAAGAGGTTAGATCTGAAATAGACCGCAAGGTTTTTGATAGAGATAACATTAGACAACGCAAATTTAGTGGTACATGGAAGGAGGAGGTAACATCTTCTTCCCCACTTGCAGACCGTTACGGTTACAGATACGAAACCGTAGCTAAATGGGAATCTAATGTAGTTCCTGATGCAGAATTTATACGATTTCAAAAGGAGAAAAATTAATGACTAACACAAAATCGTACCCAATTACAGACAAGCAATCATGGCTAGAGAACAGATTGTTAGATGTCACCTCCACTGAGGTATCAGCATTGTTTAATCTCAACCCATACCAGACTGAGTTTGAACTGTACCACCAGAAAAAAGATAAAGTGGTAGTTAACATCGATGACAACGAACGAATGGCATGGGGTCGCAGACTTGAAGATTCTATTGCTTTAGAATTTGCAGACCGCAACAAGTTTAAGGTTGAGCAATTTGATGTTTATATGCGTAATCCAAATACACGCATGGGATCATCTTTCGATTACAAAATTGTAAGTGAAGAAGAACCTATGATTCTTGAGATAAAAAATGTGGATGCATTGGCATATCGCAAGAACTGGATTGAACATGACGAAGACAACATTGAACCACCAGAACATATTGCTTTACAGCTACAACATCAGTTAGAAATTACTGGTTACAACGTGGGTTACATAGTTGCCTTAGTTGGTGGTAACACTATGAAGGTAGTTAAGAGTAAAAGAGATCCAGAGATTGGCAAACTTTTAACAGAAAAAGTTAAAAATTTTTGGGAGAAAATACAATCTGGTACAGAACCAAACCCTGACTACACCAAAGACGCACAATACATAATGAAAAATTTATGTAACCAAGCAGACGCAAGTTTAATTCTTAATGCTGATGAGGATATGGATAAGTTGATTGATGAATACAATTTAGTTAACAAAGAATATAAATCTTTAGAAAAAACAAGAGATGCAATCAAAGCACAAATTTTAGATATGAGTCAAAATGCATCAAAGATTATTTCCGTAAATGGAACAATCAGTTGCGGTATGTCTAAACCAAATAAAGGCAAACTGATAACTCAAGACATGGTTGGCACATACCAGAATCCACGCAAAGGATACAGAATGTTCCGTTTCAATTCACCTAAAGGAGTTTAACTAATGACACAATCAATTTCACCACTAGTGCAAATGCAAGGAACACTAGAAAAAATGGCAGACAAATTTAAAGAAGCCTTGCCATCAACAATGGACGAATGGAAGTTTATTAGTGTTGCTAAGTTAACCCTAAACCAAAATCCAAAATTACTTCAGGCAGACAGAAATAGTCTAATGCAAACCTTTATGAAGGCTGCACAAGATGGTTTGTATTTGGATGGTAAAGAAGCAGCAGCAGTTCAGTATGGGCAATCAGTTCAATACATTCCTATGGTCGAAGGAGTCATTAAGGTTTTGCACAATAGCGGATTAATAAAAACAATTTCTGCTGAAGTTGTATACGAAAATGATTTGTTTGATTACGAATTAGGTAGCAAACCACATATTACACACAAACCTTGTATTACTGGTGACCGTGGCAAACCTGTATGTGTTTATGCAATTGCAGTAACAATTAATAAAGGCGAATACTACGAGGTCATGTCGATGTCAGATATAGATAAATGCCGACAAGTATCTAAAGCTAGTTCATCTCCTCATAGCCCTTGGTCTAAATGGTTTGATCAGATGGCAAAAAAAACTGTCATTCATCGTATTGCAAAACGACTACCAAAAAATGATGCGATTAATTCTGTTGTAAGAATTGAGGACGAAGGCATGGTAAACGTAACACCTGATTCTAATCAATCAACAGAACCAAAAGATTCTTTATCAAGGTTAAGAGAATCAATTGGTATGGATGATGCAAGTGCAGAACAGGCCAAGGAAGAAGTTTTAAATAACTATCGCAAGGAGGAGTAATGCATTTTTACTCCTTCAATATTGGCGATTACATGAGCCACACTATGCATTTAAGTCCAATGGAAGACTTAGCATATCGTAGGTGCATGGACATTTATTACTTGCATGAGAAACCATTGCCAGAAAACGTAAAAGATGTGGCTCGTCTAATTAGAATGATGGATCACACACATCAAGTGCAAATTGTTTTAGAAGAATATTTTACTTTACAGTTAGGCAAAGGGTGGATAAATCCAAGGGCTGACGAAGAAATAGAAAAGTATCAAAGCAAGGTACAGTCAGCGATTAGAGCAGGTAAAGCATCTGCTCTTGCTAGGTCTAACGCACGTTCAACAACGGTTCAACCAAACAATAAACAAGAAACATTAAACAATAAACAAGAAACATATAATAAGACGCTAAAGCGTCCTCGTAATGTAAGTAAAAAAACGTGGGATGATTTCTTAGTTCATAGAAAAAACAAAAAAGCACCATTAACAGAAACTGCTTTAAAAGGTATAAAGAATGAAGTTAAGAAAACTTCTATTAGTTTGGAGGATGCATTGGTTATGTGCCAAGCACGAGGATGGCAAAGTTTTAAATCCGATTGGATTTCTAAGGAACAAAAGTCATTTGCTACTACTAACTACGGTGAGGGGGTACAAAAAATATGACTTTGAAAAATCTTATTAACAAAGATAAGCCAACAAAAAAACGTATGTGTTCAAAGCATGGTGAATATATTTCAACAAATTTTGTTAGTGATTTTTGGACAGAATGTCCTAAATGTATGAAGACAAAAATAAATAAACAACTAAAAGAACGTGACAAGCAAGCTGCATTAGAACGTGAGCAGCGAAAGTGGGCAGCAAAAATAGGAAGTGCAGCTATTCCAGAACGATTTAAAGATAGAACATTAGAAAGTTATGTAGCAAAGACAAGTGGTCAAAAAAAAGCATTAGCTTTTGCAAAAGAGTATGCAGAAAACTTTGACCAAGT